GCTTCAATCCAGACCGTTGATACCGGTGCTGAGCGTCTTCTAGCTGAAGTTACAAAGCGTCTTGAAGATCAAAACACAGAATCAAAGTCTGCTCTAGCAGGTCTAGAAGCAGCTATTGCTGAAAAGACAGCTGAACTAGCCAAGATCCAAGCAAGCAAGATGCAATTTGCTGGCGATAAGGGTGGCGAAGCCTCTACATATCAAGAACGTGAAACAGCTGTTCTACTAAGCAAGATCACAGGTAAGAGCATTGCTGATACCAAGTACGGCAGCTTAATCATGACTAAGAATAATAATGTTGGTGGTCACTTACCTACCACTTCTGGTCAGTCAGTTTGGGAACTAGAAGTTTCTCTTAACATGGAAGCTGAAGTCCGTAGACGTCTAGTCATTGCACCTAATATTCGTGCAATTTCAATGAAGACCAACGTAATGACCATCCCTGTTAATCCAGAAGCTGGCCTAGCAACTTGGGTTACCAACGCAAACTTTGGCGCTGTTCCAGCCACCCTAGGTGCTGCAGGTGCTTCAGCCGGTACTACCGCTACTCATGCCGTTAAGGAAATTACCCTTAATGCATATAAGCTAGCTACCAATGAGTACATGAACTACGAAGAAGAAGAAGATAGTCTATTAGTTCTAATGCCTATCGTTCGTGACGCTATGGTTCGTCGTGTTGCTCGTGCTGTTGACCGTGCATATCTATACGGTGCTGGCGCTGGTAGTGATCCTGTCAAAGGTCTAGCTACTTGGGCTTCAGCTGGCAGCGTATTTGCAGGTACTACTGCTGTTACCGGTGCTTCTTCAGGTATCGTAACTGTTGCTGCTCTACGTACACTACGTAAAGATCTAGGTGCTTGGGGTCTTGATCCTGCTGAAATCGTATTCGCAGTCTCTACTGACGTATACTATCAGTTACTAGAAGATACAACCTTCCAAACCATGAACCAAGTTGGCGTACAAGCTACCTTACTAACTGGTCAAATCGGTTCTATCGGTAACTCACCAGTTCTAGTTAGCGGTGAATTCGCTACTAAGGCTACTGGTACTATGGGTGCTATCTGCTTCGCACCTGGTAACTTCCTAGCTGGTAATCAGCGTGGTCTACGTTTTGATACTCAAGAACTAGTTGAGACTCAGCGTCGTGTTCTAGTTGCTAGCCTACGTACTGGTATGACTCAAGTCACTACCAATCTAGGTAATGGCGTTGCTAAGCTAATTCACACAGCTTAATAGCTAAAACTTAAGGATAGGGAACTTCGGTTCCCTATCTTTTCTAAGGCCTGAGCCTTAGAAAAGATAAAAGGAAAACATATGGGACTAAGTCTAGTAACACTCGCAGAATATAAAGCCTACGTAGGAATTACTAGTACTACACAGGATGTTTCTATTAATTCTCTTATTCCAGCAGTTAGTAACTTAGTAAAACTAATCTGCCGTAGAACTTTTGTAGATTATGTAGATACCATGAAGGTAGAAGTGTTTAAAGGCGGTCCAGTACTTAATGTAGCTGAAACCCCTCTAATATCCGTAAGCACTCTTGAATACTCTTTAGACTATGGTAGTACATATACTGAATTAGTAGAATTTACTGATTTTGCTGTAGATCAAGAAACTAGTCAAATTGTTCCAATTAAAGCAATGAATTACTATCCTGACTACTATGCTGGAACCGGTACTACATTACGCTACAATCCTAGTCCTGAATTTCCTAAACGTATTAATGGTTACAGAGTAACTTATACTGCAGGATATGAAACAATTCCTTATGACTTAAAGATGGCCGTAATGGATTTAATCTCTTACCAGCTTAAAGGTGATGCCGCCGTTAAGTCTCAAAAACCAGTCGGTTCTAATACTATGCAAATTGAGTATATTCTTAATACTCATTTACCTGCGCACATTAAACGCGTATTAGATCAGTATACTGAAAGCTATAATTAATCATGAGTAAAGAAGAAGCAACTACTGCTATTAATAGAGTAATTATAGACTGTCTACAAGATAAAGAAGTACGAAAAAATCTAGATTCAGAGTACCATATATTAGATATATCTTTAAGAAGTCTGGAAGTAGCTAATAATAGAGGCGGGACTTCTCCCAAAATATTATGGAGTTCTTACTGGAAATTCTTTGTAGCTGTACGTAGTGACTGTAGTAGTAGAGGCTGTGTAGTATCTACACTAGAAACAGCATTAGAAAAATTATCTAAAGGTCGAGGGGTTTGCCTAATAGGTGATAATCTATTAGCATGTAGAAACTTCAATACTGCACGAGATTTTATATCTAAAATATCAGAAACTCCTGAACTTATTGATGATCCTAGTTTTGGACAATCATATAGAGAGCGTACTTTAAGCGAATTACAGACTGAATATGATATTCCTGCTACTATGGATAAAAATTTAAGTATATTAAAAGGTAAGGCGTATATACAAGCAAATGGAAGAATAGGTCAAATAGCTGAGGTACCTAATCCAAATGATCCAAGTAAACCAAAGCACGTATGGTTTGAAGAACCTAATTTAGGTCCTTTCTCTGAAGTAGCTTACTATAATAGTAGAGAAGATGAATTAAATAAGCTAGTTACTACAGGACCTTTACTAGGTCCACCTAGTTTTGCAGGTGCACAGGTAACTGTAAAATCTGAAGCTACTGGAATACCTACAGGTCCTACAGAAGGTAGTAGTAGTTCAGCTATGCGAGAAATCACTATATATATAGATAAAGATGGTAAAAGGTACCCTTTTATAAAGCGTAATAGATTATCTGTTTTAGATCTAGGACATGCATATCTTAGTTGGTCCGAAACAGGCAGAACCCCTCTAGGAGAGAAATTAGCGCGTATATCACAGCAAGCTATAAATTTTGACAGCACTACATCTGCCGCAATACATAGTATTATTAATAAATACCAAAAAGACTTAAACGATCATCATAGTACTGTAAAATGGACATTTTATAATGGAGTACCAAGCTCTGGCATAGAAAGCGATAGTGCAACTACTGTTATTAAAATGTCGGTGGGATACGTAGTTTTAACTGTACAACATCATAAACAGAATAATGCCCTAGCTGTGCATGAGGGACGAATTAGAGATGCAGTAGAAGCACAGTTAATAAATTTAATTAAAGATATCCCTGGTAGTAATACTATTAGTCAAGATATCGTAGAAGGTATTACTAATAGAGTATTAAAAAAATTAGGTGGTAAACCTAGAAAACTAAAACCTCATATACCTATTAAAGATAAGGTATATGTAGAACCTATAATTGCAAAAGCTACTACTACCGCAGTATCTGGTCCTAAAAAGACTAAGAAATCAGTTTCTGGCTCTAGGCCTCCTCCAATTCGTATTAGTAGTACTGGACGTTTTGTTAGCTTAATATCTTTACAAAATCTCCTTAATCAAAACTTAGCCTCTCAGATTCAGCAAAATATGGGCATTGGTGCCCGCAAAGATATTCTTAATTATCGTAGTGGACGTCTAGCAGGTTCTGCGACAGTAGAGAAAATGAGCGCTTCTAGAGAGGGTATGATTACTGCGTTCTACTCTTATATGCGTAATCCATACGCTACTTTCTCAGTAGGTGGGGCACAGTCAAATCCAGCTAGTAGAGACCCTAAACTGCTAATATCTAAGTCAATTAGAGAAATTGGAGCCACAATGGTTGGAAATAGAATGAGGGCGGTATTAGTATGAGTAGAAGAACAAGCATTGTAAAAGCCCTCGCTGAAAAATTCAAAGTTATTGATGGCTCCACAGGATACAAAACTAATATTTTTAACAACTCATCTCCGAAACTAAAGTTTTGGGATGAGACCAACGATTTCCCTTCGGTCTTCGTCGTAGCCGGATCAGAAGCTCGCGAATATCATCCTAGTAATTTTACCTGGGGGTATTTAGGTATAAGCCTTAAGGTTTACTGTAAAGGCGAAGATTCCCAACAACTACTGGAAGACCTATTAGAAGATGTAGAAAATGTTATTGATGCTAATCGTGTACTAGTATATGATGAAACCAATGG